ACTTAAATCACTAGCTTTTAGAAAGTCAATTACATTTTCAAGTTCAAAATGTGATTCTTTTATACGAACGCTTAAACTTGTTTCTATGCAATATTCTTCTAAATTTTCTTTGATATAGTTACATTCAACCAAGATACTATTTACATTCTTGAAGTTGTATTCACAGTAGCAAGTATCAGTTATAAATAACAAAGTTCCTATGTCCTGATGTTTTATAAGAAATCCTAAAGGTTCTTCTGCATCATGAATAACATCAAACGGTAAAATAGTAAAATTTCCTATTTGTTGCCTTTTGTTAGCTTTTACTATTTTAGTCCTATAGTTTTTTATGTTTAACTTTTCAAAAGTACCCTTAGCTGAATATACATCTATTCCATTTTCTGTTAAGTCTTTAATTGATTTAGAGTGATCTTTATGTTCATGAGTAACTAAACATCCAACAACTTTGTCAATTTTGTAATTAAGACCTTTTAAAATTTCTTTATATTTGATACCTGCTTCAATTATTAGAGTTTCATCAGGAGTAATAAGTAAATAGCAATTACCCCTGCTCCCACTTGCTAAAACTTTTAAAACGGACAATCTTCTTCCTCTTGAGTTTCTTCTACAACTTCAGCATCTATTTTCGTATCTTCATCAATTATTTCTGCTTCCATTTGCTCTACTTCATCTATATCTATTGTTTTTTTATTAGCTTTTTCTGTTATTTCACTTTCAAAAGCTTCATTTTGGAATGTCACAACATCTTCATCATCTGAATAAGGGCTTCTATTAAATGCACTTGCAAATAACTCACTATCATCTGATGTATTTATATATAATTTACAAGCTCTATTTATAACAGTTCTTTTAGCCATTTGATCTGGGAAATTTATATGTGAAGGACTTTTACCTTTTGTTGGTCCTTGCGCCCATGATGTTTTTATTTGTGCCATACTCATATATTCCGTATGTAAAACCCCTTCTTCTCCTATAACAACAGCAAATGCTCCTATTATCTTTGAGTTATCTATATTTTTTAAATCAGGTTTATAATCTATTACATTTATATTTCCATTTTTATACTCAAACTCAACTTCATCGCCTTCATAGATACAATAAGCTTTCACATCTTTTATATGTTTACTTCTTTTCGCTGCAGCTATAGTTCCCATATAGCTTTTAGTTAGTTGGAGTTTATTTCCATGTGGAATAAAGTAACATTGCTTTTTCGAAGGACTTAATCCTTGAATAATCATATCTAAAAGAGAATTTGCTATACTTACTTTTGTACAAGTTTCTAATACACATCTTTTATTTTTATCTTTTGTTTCTTGTAAGATTAGATAAGCTGATTTTAAAGCGTTTTGTGCTGCATAATTCTCTGGTATTACTAATTCTTTACTTGCTTGTAACTCTCTTACCCTTTCTAAAACTTCGTCTGTAACAGTTTTAGGTTTTTCTGCAATATTTTGAGATTGTTTAATTATTTGATTTTTCAATACTCGTCACTCTCCTAACTTTTTAGTGTTTAATTATGTTTAATTATAGACAAATGTGTTTATATCACACTATCTAACCAATAAATTTTATTATATTTCCAAAGTAATCTACATTTTCTTACATTGACTTTTTTGCAATGTTTTGTAGGACTTTGAAAATTTAATGCGTTCAAATGTGGATATAATGCTGTAACATATCCTTTATGAGTTTCTCCATTTCTGTAAGTATATTCAACCAAATCTCTATGTTTAATTCCTAATACATTATCTGTTTTTGCTTTTGATTTTCTACGCATCGGTTTAATCATCCATTCTTTTATATTGCAAGTATCTGGAAAACAATTTGTTATACAAATAGCATCGTTTGAATGAGATTTTTCTATATTCCATTCAATTCTTTTATTTGCAGTATCTCCACCTGTTGTAAGATGTAATATTCCTAATTGTTTAATATTTTCTCTAAGATAATTTTTACCTTGCATGACATGCATTGCATAATCAAATCTTTTTGGCTTACTTTTTATTTTGGTGAAATATCTCTCTTCAAATTCTCGTTCTTTCCCTTCTGTCTTTTGATGACAAGAAGAACAAAGAGTAATGAGATTCCCAATAGTATTTGCTCCACCAAATCTCTTTGCTCGAATATGATGAACCTCAAGTACAGTATTTGTTTTTCCACATTCTTGACATTTACAACTATCTCTTAATATTGTCGCTTTTCTAAGATTTTCATCTAATCTATTATTCTTCTGATATTGCCAATTATAAGGTTTATATCCATCGGTCATTGCTCTTATATCTATTGCTACATCTTCAAGATAATATTCTTTAATATTTATCCATTTATTTAATTGATATAAAACTCTAAGAATAGAATCTTTCTTTTGTTTAATACTTGGCGCTAATCTATTAGTTTTTTTTGAAGATGCTCTATTATTGAATCTAGGTTTACGATATCTTTTATGATATCTACGGTATTGTCTATATCCTCTACGAACATCCATTAAGTGTTTTACATCTTGTCTTTGTTCAATAGTTCCTTTAAATACAACTTTATTTTTACTTGGACATTTTTGAACAATTGCTATTCCAACATGAGAACTACCATCGTCAATTCCACAAACCATATGACTTTCATCTTCGTCATCAGGTTCAACTTCTTTTTCTAACTGAATTACCATAGGATATTTACTTTTTAATTTTGCTCGACCTTTTCTAATCAAATACCAACCTTTATTTACTTTAGTTGGAGCTAAAGGTCTATTGTTTTTATCTACAACAAAACAATATTCAATTTTATTTTCCATCTCTGGACACCTTCCTTTCGGAGAATTTTTCGTCTTGGGAATGTCAAGTAGAGGATATGTGTTTCCCTGTTATCAATACAGGACATTAGCATTGTTTCTTGGTTAGCACTCACAGAGTTTCAGACTGACGATTACATCTAAAAGTGTGTGTTTACCTTACTACTCAACATAGTTCATATCTGCAATATATGTTTCCATAAAAGCAGTCACTAACCCTTGAAACCTCTTGTTAAGCCATATACAAAAGACTAATGTGTCCACTTTTCTATATGTTTGACTATATATTTCTATGTATATAGTCACTTAACAATTAGTCCTGTTGCTAGTAACAATATGCGTTTAACTTTTTCTTTCCTTTGTTCTTCTGTCAGATAGTTATTTTTCTTAGTCAATCTATCTTGTTTATGTCTCTTAGCTTTTTCAAAATTAACCTTTCCTCTAACTGAAGATAATGTTCGCCCTAAATATTTTGCTATTTCTTCATCTGATATTAATTTATAATTTTCTTCTAAAAACTTTTCTTCTTCTATGCTCCATTTCATTTTTACACCTATTCATTTATTTTTATTTCTTTATCCTCTGTGACTACCAACTTAATCAATTGACCTTTAGTATCTGCTATTTTATTTACACATTCACTATTATCAATGAATATAGGTGCGACTAATTCGAAATACTCGGATAAAGTGTTTATTATATCTATACCAGCATTTATTTGACCTGCAGTATTTGCATTAGAAAATGGTACTCCATTTATAGTTGCCTCACAGGTTTCTGCAATAGCTCCGTTAACTTGAGTAGAGAATAATTTAAAGCTTACGTTCTTAAAATGCTTATTTATATTTTTTTCTAAAAGTTCTACTCTCTTAGTAATAAACTTTTCATATAGCATTATAAGACCTTCTTGTCTTGCTATTTCTACTCCGATTTGTTTTTCCTCTGCTTTTAGATCTTCTATTCTTTGATTTACTTTCTTGTTATTTTTAACTGCTCCTAATTGACTATATAACCCTTTTAGTTGTGTATTAATTTCTCCTTTTTCAATTAAAAGTCCTGATTTATCTGGATATGTATCATCTTCTTGTAAACTTTCTAAAAGCTTGTTGTTTTCTCTTTTAAGTTTTAATATTTTTTCTTTCGTTGCATCACTAGGCGTATAAGAAATACCTCCTATTTGGCTTTCTAGCTGATTTATTTTTTCTTTCTTGATGTTTATATTATTTTCTATCTCAGAAAGCTTTAAAGTATAATTTTCGATATCTTCTTGAATATCTTCTTGTTCTTTCACTTTTATTTTGCCTTTTTCTATTACTTCTTCTTTTCTTCTAGCTTTATCAAGATTGAAGTTTTTCTCTAATTCTGCTTGTTTTTCTTCTATGTCTGATTCATCAAAAGGTCGTTTACAAGTAGGACACTCTGTTTTTATACTACTAAAATCAACTTTCTCAGCTTGAATTCCACTAAATTCTTCTCTTAATTTAGCAGCTTCATTTTTTAGCATTTCAAACTTTCTAGTTAATCCATCTATTTTATATTCACATTCATTTTTCTTTTGTTGTTGTGAATATAAATCTTTTTCTTCTTTTCTTCTTTCTTCTTCTAATATTCTTACTTTATTGTCATAATCTTTTCTGTCAGCTTGTCTTTCTTCTTCGATTAAGTTTTCATTTTCACTTATTTTTTTCATTACTTCATTTCTTTTAGCTAATAATTCTTTACTACTATTAGCTATATCGCTTATTTTATTGTCTATATCTTTTAACTTACTTTCTTTAAATGCTATTTCTTTTTCAACTTCTTTTACATCTAAATCAACTACTGTTTCCATTAATTCCTCGATTTTGTAAGGAATTGACTTTTTATTTTCTCTTAGTTTTTTAATGCTACCTTTTTTACTGTCTATTAGCTTTGATACATCTTCTTTTTCTAGATCTTGTTTTACTAAATTTAAATCTTTATCAGTTTTTACAACATCATCTACTGATATATTCCCTCCAGCAACTTCTAAGATGACTTTTCTTTGTTCTTTCCAACTAAGAGAAGGAAAATGAAAAGGGTTAGTTAATAATTTAAATGTTTCTTCGTCTGCTATTTCATTTATTTGCTTGTTATAATCTGATTTTTTAACTGGAATATCATCAATTTCATATTTTGTTGTATTCCCATCAAATACTTTTTCGCTTTCTCTTCTTCTAGAGGTCCATTTTTCTTTATATTCTTTTGATAGTTTTACTTCTAATCCATCTACTTCTAAGATGCCTGTTACATGAGGATTTAAACCTCTTATATATTCGTTATTTTCATCTAAAGGTTTTAACTCAAATTTGCTATCTCCTTTACTGTTTTTATCGAATAATAACCATGTAAAAGCATCAAATATACTTGATTTTCCAGTTGCATTTTGGCCTGATATTGTTGTGATGTCTTTGAAATTTATGTCTAATTTTGATATGCCTTTAAAATTGCTTATTGATAGTTGTTTTAATTTTATCTCTTTCATTTTCTCCCCCTATTTAAAAAACTCTAATGGTGATACATTTAAAGCTTTCGAAAGTCCTTTTAGCACTACTAGAGTAGGATTTGTTATAACCCCATTCTCTAGTTTTGCTATATAGCTTTCTGTAACACCAACTGCGTTTGCTAATTCTGTTCGGCTTTTTTTCATATTTAGCCTTTTACTCCTAACATAACCCCCCTATGTTCATTTGATTACCCCCTTATAAGTTTCTATAAATTCTAAAATTGTAAGTGTCGGATACTTTTCTGCTATTTTTTTTAAGGTTTCTATTTTGCAAATCAATTTAATCATCTCCTTCTGCATTAGCACACCACCATGCTCCAACCACAAAACCTATACAGAAAATTAAACTTATTTCTAAAAATTTAATTATCATTTATACTCCCCATTTAAATTAAAAAGGTATGTCATCATCATCTATAGCTTGAAATCCATTTGGATCTAACCCTGGATTTGTTATATTATTTGTTCCTTGTTGATTATCTTTCGGATAATCTAATGCTTGTACACTTCTACCACTAACCTTAGTAAAAGTTCTATTTTCTCCATCTTGAGTTTGATATCTATCAACTCTAAGATTTCCTTGAATAGCAACTAATCTACCTTTTGTTATATAATTAGCACAAAATTCAGCTGCTTTCCCTATAACTTCTATTGGTATAAAGTCTGTTTCTTTTGTCCCATCTTTTTTCTTATAGTCTCTGTCTATTGCCATCGTAAAAGTAGCAACAGGTGTTCCAGAATTAGGTATGTATCTTAACTCTGGGTCTTTTGTTAATCGTCCTACTAAAACTACATTATTCATCTTTACCTTTCCTTTCACTAACTTTCATTATTAATTTAGCTATATTTGAACCCGTTTTCGTCAATTCTTTATCATGAAAAATTAATTTTTCATGGTTCATTCTTAGTAATTGACTTTTATTAATTAATATTAAATTATCTTTTTCTAAGTTCAATTTGTTTTGATCAGCAAATATAACTACATCATCTTGTGTTAATTTGATATTATGATATTTTTCATATAGAATCCTATGCTTCAACTTCCACACATTAGGTTCTTTTACTTTCATTAGAATATATCCATTACTATCAATTCTTTCACTACCAATTTCTTTTTTATTCCAAGGTTTACAACCTTTTTGAAAAGAAGTTTTATTTGGACCAGTAAGTCCTTTAGTTCCTTTATTCCACGTTTTATGTCCCTTTTGAAACTGGCCATCAAACTCTGTGTTATATCCATATCTTTTAATTGCACTTGTTATTTGACTTAGTTTGAATTTATACTCAAATTTTTCGTTCATTAAGTCTAATATTTCCTTACGATGTTTCCCTGGAGTAATTTCTCCAAGATACTTTTTTTCTTCTTCACTCCATTTATGTGGTTTTTCGCTCATTATTCACCACCTTCTAGCATTTTAGGCATTTCTTTTTCATTGTTTTTACCATATTCTAATTCTATGGATTTTGCTTTTAATACAACATTTGCATTGGCAATAATTTGTTTTGAAACTCCTATAACTGCTTTACTTCTTATAATTTCATCTTCTAATTTTTCTCCTGTTATCTCTTCGTCATTTAAACGTTCTAATTGAGCGAATAAATGATTGTTTAGATCACCCAAAGTATTCCTAGGCACTTTTTAAACCCCCTTAGTTATTCTCATATTCGGTACATTTTTAAACTCGATTATATTTTCTCTACACATTTCTATGATTCTACTAGTTATAGCAGCATCATAATTCATCAATTCATCTAGTGATTTTTCTGTACTTACTATAATCGGTTTTTCTGTCATGTAACGATAATTTATTATTTCATAGATATACTTTCTATCAGCTTCGCTTGTTTGACCTTTGAGTAAATCATCAACGAATAGCACAGTGCAATTCTTATACTGGTCTATTTCTTTGTTGTAATTAATTGGATCCATACAACATTGTTTTAGTTTCATAATTAAGCTAACATATTCAGCATATCTACATCCTACATTTTGATTTACGAGTTGCATCATCATTGCAATTCCTAAATGGGTTTTTCCCGTTCCTGGTTTTCCAGTTAATAAGAAACTACCCTTTTCCTCTTTAAACTTCTTACAGTAGCTCATGGCTCGTAATTTTGCCTGTTTCTGATGCTCTGTATCTGTTTTGAAGTTTAAAAAAGTTTTCTTTTTAAAAGAATCCGTTAGGCCACATCTTTCTAACTTTTCTTTTATGTGTCTTTTCTTGATACATTCACAAGGAACGGCTTGAGTATAGCCTTCTTTATCT